TCTGCTCCTGTTCGGTGGCTTCCTTCACTTCATCGGCGGATATGAGGCCGGTGGCGAAGCCCTTCTCCATGGCGGTAGCCCCACCCATGTAGGTCTCCGCATCCAGCATCGATTCGACGGTCTTCTCATCTTGACCACTGGTGTCGGCATACAGGCCGATCATGGCGCGGTCGAACTCCTCCATAGTGTCGGCCAGCTCACGGATCGCGTGTCGATTCCCGGCGAAGTAGGTCCAGCAATTGTGGATCATCAAAAAGGCGGTTTTGGCCACCTCGCGCTTTTCACCGGCCATGGCGATGACGGATGCCGCTGAGGCTGCCAGGCCCAGTACCTTGGTGGTGACCTGCTGGGAGTGCTCGCGCAGCCGGTTATAAATGGCGATGCCTTCAAACATGTCGCCGCCTGGCGAGTTGATGTACACGGTGACGGGCTTGTCGCCGATGGTGCGCAACGCGGCATCCACACGCTTCACTGTGACGCCCTCTCCCCACCAATCCTCGCCAATGATCCCGTACATGGTGATGGTGTCAGTCCCGGTTTCCGTGGCAGCACGGATATCCGGATTCCACATTTCGAGCGCACGGGGGCTCAGCTCGCAGCGAAAGCCGCTGGCTTTGATATTCAGCGCCATGGTTACTCCTGATCCTGGCCAAGCCAGCTTTTCAAAGCAGCCTGTGCGGCTTGCCCGTCGGTTGTTTTCCCCAACTGATCAATCGGGGTGAGGTTGGTCTGTACGGTGAGCACCCCGGCGTTCCCGCCCATGCGGGGCAGGTTCTCCTTAACCCGGCAGTCGTCCCGGGTGTAGATGCCGTTCTGCACCATCGTGCTGTAAAGCGCGGCCCGGGCGGCGCTATCGGCTTTGAGGAAGGCTTCAAGGGCGAACTCGGCGTAGTAGGTTCGGCGCTCAACGGCCGTCAGCAAGCGCTTGTTCACGCACTGCTGAATTTGGTTGGTGATCGAACTGATGCTGAATGTGAGGAACGCGATCATCTGTTGTTCAAGGCCCGTTCCCCAATTGCTACCGGCGTCTGTCTTGCCGACCATCCAAGGAGGCACACCAAACCAGCGACAAACCTCCTCAATGCTGTACGCCCGGGACTCCAACAACTGAGCATCGACCGGATTGATGCCGATCGACTCTGGCGTGATGCCCTGCTCGAGCACCGGCGAACGACCGGCGTTGAGCGCGCCCGACACCTGCTTCACATAATCACGAAACTCTTCGCGCTGCTCGGGCTTCAGCACCCGATCGACTTTGAAGGCCACGGCAGGCAGCAAGCCATTCTTAAACGTGCCATTGGCAGCGTCATCCGCCGACATCGCAGCGCCGAACACGTCCGCGCCGTAGCGAATGGCCGAGAGGCCCACCCGGCCATCCAGGCTAAAGGCCGGAATGTGCAGCATGTCTTGGCGTTCGATCTTGCGCCGGGCGCCTTTTTTCGGTCGATACCAATACTCAATACGGCCATCGCTATCGAGCTCAAGGTCTACGCGGGAGGGCAGCAGAAAATCCAGGGCGATGATTCGCCCGCCGATCCGCAGGATTTCTGCGAATGCATTCCCGCGGAGCAACATGGCAGCGACCATCGCCTGCCAGAACTGAAAGGCTGTCATGTCTTCGTTCGGGCTGGTGTGGATGACGTCGTAAATCGAAAAGTCGCGAGCGTCACTTCTTCCACCATCCACCTCGCGGCGGTAGACCCCAAGTGGAAGTCCCGCCACCGAGGTAGAGATAATCCGCACGCACGACCAGACCGCCGACAACTGCATGGCATTGTCGACGGTGACCGTTTTACCGGAGCTCGACTGCCCTCCAAGGAACTGGCCCCAGAAACCGCCGTCGCTCAACTTGATCGACTTTCCGAACCACTCCCCCAAAGAAGCACTGGGCTTGCGGGCGGCGCGCCCGATTACGACCGATAAGGATTTAGTCACCTGTCAGCCCCTTGCGCACAAAGCCCGCGATAAGAAACAGAGCGCCGGCGCCGGCCAGCAATGACCAGCCCAGGCCGAGCAGCATATAGATACCGGCGACGAACAAACCAAAGCCGCAGAGGGCGGTGAAAATGAAGAGGTGTAATGGGTTCATACGATGATCGGATTCCGAATGGCGGCCATGAAGTCATCGTTGCCCCGGCCTTCGGGGTTCAGTGAAATCAAGGTCACCGCGTTGAATAGGGCCATCAAGGGATCGATCTTGGCCGAGCCACTGGCTTGCTTGGTGATCAGGATGGAGTTCGCGCGCGGCTCGACTTTCGCATTGCTGACACACCAGGCCATCATGGGTTGGCCGCCATGTTTCATCCCGCCTTCGGCGAGCTTTCGTTCCGCCGTTTTGATCGCCCCGCCAAGCTTCCAGCCCTGGCTGATGGCAACAATCTTTTCCGGGGGGATTTCGCGCTCGATCATCGCGTCGTAAATCGCACCAATCCCGACCGGGTCGACGCCGACCCTGTCCAGCAGGCCCGACTCTTCCACCTGTTCAACCAGGTCCGCCACCTCAAGCACGTCATCGCCAATTCGCTTTGACAGGGTCAGGTCGCCGTCTTTCTCAAAGTCGTGAAATCGAGGGGCTTCTGCCTTTCTTCGCTCGAGCACGGAGGGATGCGCCCAGGCGTGAGTCCAAACCAACCAGTCCCGGGTTCGTTTGTCCCGGCCCACGGCGGCGAAACCCAGTAAATCGTCCAGGCCACCGCCATCGATCCCGATGTCGATCACGTCGCATCGGGCAATCACATCGTCGAGGGTGAGCTTCTTTTCTGCTGCGCCGACCCAATAGTCAGCGCCTGCCCACCGGTCTGAGCGCAACGCGAGGCCGATCTCGACGTTAAGGTGCTTGGACATGAAGCCCAGCACCTCAGCCTCACCGGCCTCCTCCGCTTTTTTCATCTCCCGGATCAGGAACTTCTCGCTGACCGAATACCCCATGTTCGGGTTGGTGATGTAGAAATTCTCGGGCTTGCGATGATCATCTGCCTCAAGGATCTTTTTCGGAAACTCGTAGATCACCGGCAGGAAGTTCGGATCGACAATCGTGCCGTCACGCACCCCCCGGGCGTACTGGAGCTTTTCGCGAAACACTCCCGCCGGGGGCTGGTCAGACTGCGTCGTGAGATAGATCACGAACCCTTCGGGCCGAGACGCAAGTCCACCGGTGGCTTCGCGCAGCATGTTGGCCGCATGTGGGTTCTTGCCAAACAGGTGAAGCTCATCGACCAGGACGACGGCGGCCTTCTTCCCGCCGACAGTGTTTTGATCGGCGGCCACCACCTTCAATGTCGCCCCGGACTCACGATGGGTGATCGTCCGAACGTGATCCTGCACATGCAGCAGTGCCGAAAGCTCTTCATCGTGTTTGACCATGTCGCGGGCCGGCGCGTAGGCGTTGTTCGCCACCTCGATCGTCGGGGCCAGGATGATGAACTCGGCTGACTGGCGCCAGTTCCGGATCAGCACCGTGAGCATGATCGCGGCAGCAATTGTGCTCTTTGCGTTCTTTTTACTGATGAGGAGAAAGAACTCCTGAATCAGCCGCTCCCCGGTATTGGAGTTGTAAGCACCGAAAATAGCGCCGGCCAAGTCACTGATCCACGGTGCACAGGATTCGCCAATCAATGGGCTACCCGGTGCGTCGACAATCCGCAAGTCATTGAGGACCTGCATGCACGCGGCTGCCTCATCCGGAAACAGCGGCGGAAACGGAACCAGCGATTGTCGATTGATAATTCGCGACTCCCAGTCTGGGCACGCTGTGTCCCAGGTGGGTTCGTTCACTTATTTCACCGATCGCAAATGAGTTGGGGGTGGAGGTGCAGCGCCGAACTTGCCTTTTGCAGCCTTCTTCGCGGCATCTTCCTTTTCTTCTTTTTTGCCGCCTTCACCTTTTCGCGGATGAATGAACGGCATGAGTGCTTTCGCTGCGTCGACCCGAAGCTTCGCGTCCGCGTCGTAGTCGTTCATGGTCGCGATCAAAAATGCTTTCGGATCGGTAAATGTCATCGCCTTGGAAAAGTCGAAAGAGGATTCGGCATCACCCCGGGCTAGGTCTTCGGCCGGCGGTTTTTCATTTACCGGCTTGGGGCCGGCTTTAACATTTTTGTTAATGGGTGAAGAGGCCAATGCGGCGAGGACATTCGGGTGTTTGGCCAATCGTGAACCGGCGACCGAAGCGCTGGAGGCCGCATATCCTGCGGCTATCGCTGCATCTTTGTTGGACGCACCTCCCCTCACAGCGTCGACAAAAGCACGCTGCTTGGTTGTTAACGCCATTAACAAAAAACCTGTGTAGGGGAAAAAATCTGTCCGTGCGGTCGGGGGCGGTGTCCTATGCAAAACCTTCCACGGTTTCGACCCGCCCCGGGGCGCTGACGTGCCACAGAGCCCAATCGATACCGATTCGCATTGGATCGACGAAATCGTTGGACATCACGATCGCCCCGCTCCCTCTGCCGACTCGGCAGCGGTCTTCAGCTTGTGGCAGGGGATGCAGAGCGCCTGAAGGTTCTCTTCATCGTCCGACCCACCCCGAGCGCGGTTCACGATGTGATCAACTTCGAGTTGCAGAGTGATGACGCCGCAGGTCTGGCAGGTGTATTCGTCACGTACCAGGATCGCGGCACGCTTACGTCGCCAAGGTCGACCACCACGGCCCGAACCCCAGCCATCTGCACCTCCATCTGCGATGGGGACAGCGAATGGTCGTCCTTCGGTTTGCTTAATTCGAGGCGGTAAAGTTTTAAGTCGAGACATACTTGATTGACCTTTGGCGACACAATTTGCCTATTCGCGAAACGTGTCGCGAGCTACTTTCTGAGCTTCGGCTGCAGCGCGACTCGGGCGATCATCACCAGGAGGCCCAGCACCCCGTAGGCCACCGGAGGCAGCACAGCCTGTAGTTGCGGCATCAGTTGCTCAGCCACGCCAAGCACTGCGATAGCACCACCTGCCTGAACACTGGTCATGCTCAATGCTTGCTTCCAGTTGTCGATCAGTTGCATCGGTTACTCCTGCCGCTTGGGCAATTTGAAGTCAGTGAATCGGTCGGCCAGGTCGGCCACCTTCTTCACCCCCAGGGTGCCGATGACGGCGCCGAGAGCTGCCGCCAGACTTGATGGGAGGTTGAAGTATTCGAGCAGCGGGAATGCCCCGGCTGTGATCGCGCCGCACAGGCAGGACTCAAGCATGGCCTGACGCCGTCCGCCGCCGCCGTAGATGACACGCAGGAAGGCAATCCAGCACGAAAGCGTTGCGGCATAAAACATCGGGGCATGCTGGCTCAGCCAAGCCACAGCGATAAGCCATGTGTCTGGTTTGTCGGGCATGTTCGGCATCTCGGATTCCTCCCTCGCGGGGAGCGGTATAGGTCCGGCTCCAGCAGCACTCCCAACTCGGAGCGATGGTTGTGGTGGAGCCGAAAACGAAAAAGCCCCGGCGAATGCCGAGGCTCTGTGTTAAGGGGATAGCGTTAAAGAATGAGGTATCCCGTGATAAGGGCGTACGAGATACAGACAATAGATTTACCGAGATAACCTGGAGCCTTCCACACCAGTACGCCGCCTAGAGCAATCAGAGCTAAGGCCGCAGCCAATCCAACTCGATCTGACACAACGGGCGAATACCCAGACACCTTCATTGACTTTTCCACAACAACCCAGAGTTTGTGAGCTGCAAGGAGGCAAGCTGCGCCCGCAATTGAGATGATGAACTGAAAGCGGTTCGCAGCGTCATTAGAGCCACTGTTAGATGATGAACCCGAAGAGCCGCGCGCGGCTTCCTTTTGGCGAATGTCTCTATTGGCCCATTCGGCATCATGAGAGTAAAAATGCTCATTCCCTTTTGAATCTCTGTGCCAACCATCTTGATCACTCATCGCGCTCACCATCCCTGGATAGAAATACTCAATTTTCAGGATAGTAGCTAAAGGCCAATATCTTCGCCAGGGCGAGCAGGTTTATCGAACCAAAAAAAAGCCCGACTCAATGGCCGGGCTTTTTGTGTCGTATCTCATAACGCGCAAGATCGACATGATGGGGTTAATTTACGGCCAGTCGGCCATCACGGTCAAGCGGCATCTACAAAGATTTGTTCCTGGTCGAATATCTCGGTCGCGTGGATGACTGCGGCCTCTTCGAGCTGCTCCAACCGCTTGTGGACTCCTGCCCTCCAGTTGCGGCGAGTGCGCTCGGGTGAGCCGGCGAGATCCCAGGTGTTCATGTCGTAGAACTCAGCAGGAAGGACGATCATGTCGGTGGAACGCTTGCCGGTCTGGATGCCCTTGAGCTTGGGAATAGCCCAGGCAGTGAGTGCCTTGTAGACGAACAACTGCGGCGCAGGGGAGATCATCCGAGATACCAAGCGGCCAATGGCGGCAACCTTGTTTGCCTTGTGGGTAGAGTACTTCGCGACCAAGACATCCCATTGGGCCGGCTCAAGCTGTCGATGAAGCAGCGCGTACAGGCAGCAGTCGTAATCGAACTTGTCCCGGGGTGAAAGAGTGCTGCCGGTACCACCTTGGCGAAGGTCAGCGTCGATCAGCTTCTGCCAGGACTGCTTCGTGCTGTTGTCGATGTTGTCGGCGGCCAGTACGCGCACCAGCGTGCCCATCACGTCTTTATAGATACCCATCGCTCAATCCCCTGTGAAGTTCGTTCCGCCGGCGCCGCGGCGGTTATTCCGTTCGTATTGGTCCTGGGCTCCACCAATGGCCGGGGAGCTGCTCAGTCGGTTCCGCGATCGGCGGATTTCCAGTCCTAGCTGAATCACCAGGTCTTGCATTGGCAGCGGTTCGAGCGTTTCGGCATGGACGAACCCAGACGAGTGACAGCCGATGCATTCAAGCTGATGAAACACGCCCTGAATGAGGCCGGCACCACAGCAGGATGGACACTCAGTCATCGGTATCAGGCAACGCACAAAGGCGGGGCCATGCTGCTTTTTCATGATTTTTAAACCTCGCCTATGGTTGATTCTTGAATGGCCTCGCAGGCCTTGTGTTCTGCGGCTTCCAGCGGATTTCCCGAATTTTCGTTTCTACCGTCCTTCAACCCGTGAATTAGGGAAAAACCCTT